TTTGTGCAATGATAAGTAATGATATAATACAATATATACATTGATCGTTTGTTTTAAAACAAACGCTTGGGTAGAATTTTTATTCTACCGACCCCCGGCTCAGTGCCGTAGGGTATTTGGCCGATATTTCTTCGTATCCGACCGTAACCGTTATTTCGTATAACGTTTATTCCTCGTTCTTCGAGAAATTTCTCTGAAATACCTCTTTCAGATATGTGAGCTAAGTGCAGTATTGTCTTAGTCATTTGGTTTCCCATCATGAAACCTTCTTTAATGAAACCTGTCATTATAATGGTTTCTCTATTTTCGAACTCATCTAAGCTCGTTAATTGCACAACCTCTTTTATAGGTTGTGGTTCTCTGATCATTATTTGGATCAGTATTCCGTACATTCGTGGAAAACTAATGTACTCAAAGAATCCTCGTAGATGAGCGATTCCAAGCCGCTTCTTCATTCGATCAGTGGCTTCAGTCCAGTCCGTATAGGCTGAATTGATTTCAGGTCGTATACGACCTGTTATTGAATCAAACATAAAGTCTGATTCCATAGAGTCCCCACTGGTTCTCTTACTATGTACCCAATCATGGGAACCTAGTTCCAAACCTGCTTTATGGTCTGGGTGATATGCCAATATTTTTTGGCACATTTTTGATCCTGGTATTAAAAACCAGTTCAATATGGGGTGGGATTTTACTAATTTCCTACCCTTACCTGGTTCATTTATTAAAATGACCACTGCATCCATAACATTGTTTATGCGATGTTGATTTCCTTCATTATCTAGAAATCTATAATACCATCGATCTTTCGGTGGTAATAACTTTCTCTCTAAGATCCAGTTCAATATATTTTGTAATGAAAACCAAAATATTATTGATGATAGATTAAAACCATCATCATTATCTTCCACTAATGGTGAAAGTTTAGGGGTCATTCCTATGACCTCGAATGTGTCCAAATCTCTTATTGGAACACGCCAACCAAACATTCTAATTTGGCTAAGATAAAACCTGGCATCCTCAGGTTTTCCTCCTTCTGACCTCGTTGATCTAGCCGAGGCAGTATATTTCAGTTCTAAACTAACTGATTCTTCGATTAACTGTTCAGTTTTAATCGTATCACCTGAGAGTAAATCTCTAGGTACGTTTGCTCTACCAAGTTCTTGGTGGATTGAGCCTTTTATGAGTTGTAAAACCTCAGTAGAGACGTCTTCTACGTCTCTATTTACGACATCGCGCCATTCCGCGGCCTTTTCTCTTGCAATATAATATGGCAAGTATCCCAGATTTCTGGTTTGACAGAGCTCTACGCATCTGAAATCCCACGCTAATGTTTGCGTGTAGTCACCTAGTCCCATATTGGTCCTATGTATTACCATAGACTGTAGTCTACGTAATTCCGTTCCGAAAAATGTTCCTAGTGAACGGTTTTTGAATTCATAATTTAATAATGAAATTCTTTTATCGAAGTTTTTGGCTTCGTGATTTTCTTTAATATAGTTAAAGAAATCTTTACAATCTTCATAGATTGAATCTTGTGCTTGAATAGGTAATTCAAGCCTTGTTGGGCTTGTATAGTCCAATATGAAGTCTCGAAATAAACGAGCTGTTTGTTCAGCTATTTTCTTATAACTGACACATTCAGGTCCTAATGCCATGAATTTCTTAATTAATAAACCATTAATTGAATGTAAAGACTGTTTTAAGTCTTGTAGGAAATTTGGAAAATTTCCTTTTATTGAAATCGATCTTTCGACTTCTTGTTGTAGCCTATATTTCTTTCCATAGACTCTAAACCAGTATAACTTATTCAGTACTGGTATTACGGTATTTCTTGTTAAATGACCGAATCCGGAAACGTTTAGTTTCTCTTTGATAATAACTGGATATTTATTATCGAAGATGCTTCTAGCATCTGGACAGAACAATACTTGTTCTGGATTAATTGACTTTTGTGCAGAAGTCAAATTATGAGACATACTTTTTAAGAATGTCAAGTAACACAATGGAGTTAATTTAACCTCCTTTGTTGAATACTCACGACATGGACAGGTCGGTGAGATGTAGTTGTCATAAAATTCTTTGTTTTTATTGACAAACATGCAATAATTTTTATTGCAAGGACAATTCCCCACATGTTTATGTGAAGGACCATGGTATTCCTTTGCGAAATACTCAGTTGGATTTTGAGAATTCTTCCTCTCAAAATCAAGATCGATCGTCGTACAGAACGGGATCGTAGATGTGTGACAGACATACTGTGACACGGTATCTGGGTTCATTTTCTTTGAACCCATGGTGAATTCATCCAATAAGGATGAGGTATACGTTTCGCTTGAAATCGTTGAATTTGCAGAAAAATCCATTTTTGCTATCCACCG